TGTGCCACGCGGCAACGCCTGGGCCGTGGACGCTCGACGAGCATGGGGATGGGCTGAGGGCGCGCGGCAGTCCTATTGCGGAAACGTGGGGCGGCACCAGGCGGCTCGACGACGCGCGCTTCATCGAGGCGGCACGCCACGCGCTGCCGAAGCTGATCGCGAAGGTGCGGGAGCTGGAGGCGAAGCTCGAAGGCTCGGCGGCGGACGACGCTTTCGACGCGATCGCAGCGCTGTGCGGTTGTCCCTCGTGGGACTACCCGGGCCAACTGGTCCGCGATGTGCAGGCGCTGAAGGCGCGAGCCGAGATGGCCGAGGCCAAGCTGCGTGCGGAATACTGCGGCAACCCGGAATGCACACATCCGCAGTGCCGCGCCGTGCTCGCGGAGATCCCGCGATGAGCACTATCAGCATCCGGAACCCGTCGAGGGAGATCGCGCATGCATTCCGTGAGAGCGCCCTCGGGAAGCTGCCGCAGGGCGATCTTCTCTTCGACGAGCCGCCCACCAAGTGGGTCCCGCCACTGCTCGGCGAGTGCGTGCTTGGCATCGACCCGTCGCTGACCGGCTTCGCGATCTGCTACTCGGTGCCGGGCAAGCAGCTGGTCGAGGGCCGGTGGTCGAGCAAGCCAGCGACGACAGTGCACGGCCGGATGGAGCGGTACGAGCGGCTCATCCGCGGCGTGCTCGACGTGGTGCGCGCGCAACAGCCCGGGCTGATCCTGATCGAGGGCTATGCATTCGCAGCCGCAGGTCGAGCGCAGCAAGGGCACCACGATCGCGCCGAACTCGGCGGTGTGCTGCGGTGGAAGCTGTGCGAACTCGCGCAGTGCCCGATCATCGAGCCAGCACCGGCGAGCCTAAAGAAGTTCGTGACCGGCAGCGGCGTCGGCAGCAAAGACATCATGGTCTCGACGCTTGCCTGCGACCATCAGCGCACCTTCAGCAGCGACGACCAGGCGGACGCGTTCGCGCTCTGTCAGCTCGGCCTCGCGCTGACTGACCAGCTGCCGCCGCCCTCGACCAAGGCTGCGCGCATCTACCTCGACAAGCTGCGCGCGGGCTACGGGCTGAAGGGGAACACGCTGTGATGCTTGACCCGATCACCACGCGCGCGCTCGCCTCGATGCTCATCAGCTGGACATCGTACCGGCAGCCCGACTTCGTGATCGGCGGCTCGGCTGACCCGTATCTGCGCCGCTGGCATCGCATCCCGCGCAATCGCCGCGCGAACGTGTACGTGCACGAGCTGCGCCGCTCGGACGACGACCGCGCGCTGCACGACCACCCATGGCCGAACCTGTCGATCATTCTCGACGGCAGCTACACCGAGCACACCATCGCCGCCGGCGGCATCCACCACCGCGCAGTGCGTCAGCCGGGCGACGTGGTGTTTCGACTGCCCTGGGCCGCACACCGGCTCGAGGTGAGCGCGCCGTGCTGGTCGCTGTTCATCACCGGCCCGGTCGTGCGCGAGTGGGGCTTTCACTGCCCGCGCGGGTGGATGCATTGGAAGCAATACACCGACGCGCAGGACAGCGGCTCGATCGGTCGCGGCTGCGAGGGTGCGCCATGAGCTGCAAGGTTCTGCAGTTCGACGGCGTACGCTGGCTCACCACCGGCAGAAAGGGCACGCGCGCGCATGCGTTCGAGCGCGATCACTTCGTGTCGCTCTGCGGCGCGGTGACACTGGCGAGTCCCGACCAGTGGGGCGCTGCTGTCGAGCGGACCTGCGCCCGGTGCAGAGCTGCGCTCAAGCGGGGAAGGTTGGTGCGCTCATGAGCTGCGTCGAATGCAGTCACTGCGGCGGCTGCTTGCAGCTCGGTCACATGCGCTGGCTCTGCGCGTGGTGCGACGCTGCAGGGTACTACGTGCGCGGGCCACTGCTCAGCAATGGCAAGCGCTGGCCGGTGCGAGTGACCGACACACCCGGCCGCGCTGAGATGCGCAGAGCATGGGTCGCAGCAGACTCGATGACGCACGCTGAGCGCGTTGCAGAGCAGAAGGGGACGATATGAGCGACGACGAGCTCGAAGCGCAGCGCAAGGTGCAGCAGCTCGACGCCTGGCGCGGCAGAGCACACCTGCGCGCTGAGCTGTGGGCGCGCGCGTACGCAGCCGAGTTCGCCGGACTGCGCGCCGATGGCGAGGTGCGCGACCATCAGGATGCTGACCACGCGCGACAAGTCGCACGCATCATCGCGGACGCGGTCGCAGCCGACTTCGATCGCTACTGTCGGGAGCACCTGCCATGAGCATCCTCGAGCAGCACGCGATGATCACCGCTCTGGCACTGGCGCTCGCGTCGTGTCGCGCCGCTGCGCCGCCCCCTATCGACTGGCCCAAGGTCGTGCACAGCGCGGCCGAGCTTGGCGGCCTGGCGCAGCCTCATGGCCAGACGATCGTCGTGTGCCTGGTGGGCGACGCGCCCAACGCCGTGCTGATCGCGCCCAGCGGTGCTGACGCGCCCAGCGATGCGGACAAGCCAAGCGGTACTGTGCAGGACGGTGCGCCATGACGGATCGCTCCATGATTCACTCCGCATCGTCGCGACCGGCGTGGCTTGCTCAGCCGAGGGTCGGGATGGCGCACGCGTTCGAGCTCCGCGCCCAAGCGAGCTGCTGCGGCAAGGCACTACGCGGGCCGGGCCTGAGCTGGGAACCGGCGACCGGTGCGCGTACGCGCTGCAGCAGCTGCGAGGCGATCGTGTACGTGCTCAAGCATGCGGCGGGGGCGCAATGACCCGCTACACCGCCAGCCATCTCGCCGAAGCGCAGCGGCTCGCGCCGATGCTCAACCCCAAGGCCCAGGAGCGCATCGCCCAAGCGCTGCACGGCCGCGAGCTGCGGGGCCGGATGACGTTCGTGCAGGAGCTGCTCGAAGCGCCTGACGTCGCTGGCCGTGACGCTGTCATTCGGCGCTGGCAGCGCGAGCAGGACCAGAGCACATGAGCCGGCGAGCAATAGATCCGGCGGCCATCACGGCGGACCTCGCGCCCGCCTCAGCAAAGGAGCCCCGTCATGATCCCAGATCCCGAGTCGTTACCAGTGCCCGAACGAGTGCCCGAGCCTGCGCCGGTGCCCGCGCCTCATGCGCCCAGCCCAGGCGTAGGCGTACCCGAGCCCGAGCCGGCGCCGCCCGAGCCCGACCCGCAGCCGGAAGCACCCAGACGGCGACCGAGCGCTGTCAGTTCAGAGCGCTGACTGCATTCGTACCCAGCCGCGATGAGCGCAGCTCCCCGGGGTGTGGTGTCGCGGGAGATCCGCGGCCGGGTAGTGTCTTCCTCTTGAATCAGACCGGGGAGCTGCGCTCATGAGCGGCGAGCAGAGCACCATGAAGGCCGAGATCAACGCGGCGCTCAACAAGCTGCGCAGCGAGCAGCGAGAGCGCATTGAGCGTCAGGGGCGGCGGCGCTGGCTGGTTGTCGGGCTGCTGATGGGCGCCCTGCTGTTCGCGCTCGGCATCGCGCTCGGCGTCGCACTGTGGGGACGGCCATGAGCCTTGGAAGGGGTCGCGTGAAGCACCGCGCTCGACAGCTGCTCGCTGCTGCTGCGTTCACCGCGATCGCTGCCGTGGTGCTCAGCGCATGCGCTGTCGGGTTGACCGTGCACGCGATAGCGATCGGGTGGGAGTGGGCATGCGGCGAGCGTGAGAGCGAGTTGGCTGGTGACCATGAGGAGGGGTGGCGGTGATGGGCGAGCGGCAGGCCACGCTGACGGGTCTCGACACCGACCGGCGCAACCCTGCGCTGTCGCAGTGGTACACCCCGCCCGCCCTGGCGCTCAAGGTCGCGCGGTGGGCCGATCCCACGCCGCCCGGGGCATGGGTGCTCGAGCCGTCCGCCGGCCGCGGCGCACTGATCAAGGCGATGGACGCCTGCTCGCCGACGTTCATGTCCGCATGGGACATCGACCCGCAGAACTGCGCCGCGCTGCAGCAGTTCAGCCTCGAGCAGACGTCGCTGATGGTGCACGCGGGCGACTTCACCGCGCACAGTTACCCGTCCGGCACGTTCCGCCTGGCCCTGATGAACCCGCCCTACGAAGGCAACCAGGACGTCGCGCACATCGACCGGGCGCTCGACTGCTCTGACCGCGTGGTCGGCATCTTCCAAAGCCGCATTCTGCACAGCAAGGGCCGCGCGTCGTTCTGGGCGCGCACCGACATCACGCGCATGGCGGTGCTGTGCGAGAGGCCGAACTTCGGCGGTGACCAGTCGGCCAAGACTGACTTCGTGGTGATGGAGCTGGTGCGGCGGCAGCGGGTGCGCAGGCGGGGCGAGGCGACCGCGACGCTGACTGAGTGGTGGAGTGGGGTATGAGCTTTCGACAATGGCGAGCGAGCGAAGGGAGCATCACATGACACTGGCAACGCTACTCATCATCATCGCGATCGTCGTGCTGCTATTCGGTGGCAGCCTCGGGCACGAGCGCCTGGGGTATTGGAGCTGGTCGCCGGCAGTACTTCTCGTCCTGGTGCTGCTCATCCTCTGGCTCGCGGGGCGGTTGTCATGAACCCGCGCGAGCGCGACGAGAGCTTCGTCTGCCCACACCTGCACGGCACGATCCGTCGCGGCGATTGTGCAGCGCGGCACCAGCGGTTCGGCGGCACGAAGGCCAGCGTCGAAGGCGTCACCGGATGTTGCTGCCGGCGCTGTGATGTGGGGGCAGAGCACGCCCGCGATGCTCGAGTCGAGCATGTGCAGCTCGCCACGATCGTGCCCAAGCCGAGCGCGCGCAGGCGACGCCCACTGCTGTGCTTAGGCTGCGGAGGCCCCATCCTGGAGCCGCGCGTCTACCGCCGCGATCGGCTGCTGGATCTGCGCCGCCGGGTGTGCGGCCCGGCGTGCGCGCTCGCGGCCAGTGAATACAGGCGCCGCATGCAAGCGAATCAACTGCCCGAGTGGGCGTGACAGGAGAACAGGGACATGACGACAGCAGCCGGAGCACTTATCGCGTTGGGCCTCGTGATCGCAGCCTGGGTGACCAAGGCGCAGCAGCCGCCGCCCATGGCGAACGTAGCGGGGTGGGTGATCGCAATCGTGGGCACGGCGCTGCTGTTGCTCGCCGCGTTCACTGGGTGGGCGCCGCGATGAGCCGGCCGCCACCGATGACGCGCTACGTGAGCGAGGTGCTCGCGCGCGACAGCGCGATCGCGGCATCCAGCGTGCTCGTGTCGTCGCTCGGCGTGAGCGTGCATGGCGGGCACGCGACGGTGCGCATCTGGTCCCGCGGCGGGTACGCAGGTGCGCTGACGATTGATGCCGCCGATGCCGAGGCGCTGGTCCGGCAGCTCGGGTGCGTGCGCGAGCCCGGCGAGCCCGACCTCAAGGAGATGTGATTGATGACCTGGCTGCAACTGCGAGATGAGATTGAGGACGAGTTCCGGGAGCACACCTGGCGCGAGCACGAGGTACGAATTGCCGTCGCGTGCCATGAAGCTCATAAGCGGGCCAGGAACGCTGCACGGTTGAAGGATTGGCGTTGGCGCCAAGGTGAAATAGGCAGAGCTCGTGAACGGGCTCGATGTCGTACGTACTACAAGTGCAAGCGCCAAGAACCCGGGTGGTTGGCCACGCGTAATGCCCGTAAGCGTGCGCTCATCGCGGTTAGGAAGTGTTGCCCAGCGGAGGTTGAACGACTCAAAAAGCAGAGTCGTGTGAACAAGTCCAAGTGGTGGACCAAGCTCAAGGCTGACCTAGTCAGGCACGAAAAGCGACTCGCACAAATGAAGGCATGGAGGGACGGTCACAAGGCAGAACTGGTGAAACGCAGGCGCGTGAGTTGGAAAAGGCGCCAGAACAATCCGGCCTGGCGCGCGAACTTTGAGGCCAAGCGCAAGGCATGGCGGGAGGCCAACCGCGAACACTTGCGCCAGTACCAGCGCGACTACCGTGCGCGCGTGAAAGGGCAGCAGCAGCCATGCAGGAGGGCCGCATGAGCAAGCACGACGGTGAAATGCGGGCGCTGTTCAAGCGGTACAAGGGCGACGCCCTGCATGCTTTGCTCGCTGCGTGCGGGCTGCGGTTCGAAGGGATGCCCCCGCCGCCGTTCGAGTATCCCTGCTATCGGCGCCCGGCGACGCGCGAGCTCACCGACCACGAGCGGGCGATGCTCGCCGAGGTCGACGCGCAGCTGCTCGCCCAGCGGCCGTGCCCCACGTCCAAGCAGACGGCCGAGGAGTGGTTCGCGGACTACGCCGAGCAGCACGCCCACGAGTCGCCGGCCACCCGAGCGTGGGTGCTGCTGCGCATTCGCCGTGATCGGGTGCGCTATGGCATTCGCCGGCTGCGCGCTGGCCACGAGTGGCACTGGCAGCGGTCGCTCGAACTGGTGCGGGCCGAGACGGCGGCGGCGCTGCGGCAGCTCGGGCATGAGCGGTTCGCGCGGCAGGTCGAGGGCGAGGTGCCCGGCGAGAAGGAGCCGTAGCCCCCAATGGAGCCCGGACGGTGAAGCGCGTGCTGCACAGCTTGGATGCGTCGGACGAGCGCAGGGCCATCACCCCCGTGCCCGCGCAGCCGACGCGCTGCCGCAGCTGTGGCGCAGCCCTCGAGCCGCTGCGACGCTTCGCCGGCCTGTGCCGCCCGTGCGTCCTGGCATGGGGCCAGCGGTCGCGCCGGGCGCCGCAGCCCCCGGCACCGCTTGCGTCACTGCTGCGCGAGCTGAGTCGCACCACGCGACAACGGCCTGATGGCCGCACCGAGGCGTACGTGCAGGTCGAGTGCTCGTGCGGGCGCCGGCGCGTCCTGAAGCTCACCACCTGGCTGCACCATCAGCCGCACTGCTGCAACCGCTGCCGGCTGCGCGAGGTCGACGCGCATGGATTCGAAGCGGAGCGGCCCCGGCCCCGCTATCGTGCGTCATGGCATCGGGGCATGCCGAAGTAACCGAGGAGAAACCAGCAACCCATGCGAACCCAACCAGCCAAGCAGCCCAGCCGCAAGCGCGACGCCGATGTGCGCGGCAGTGCGGAATCTATACAACCGCGCGCGCGAACCTTATCCCAGGCCGAACCGGGCGACCCGGGCGGCAGCGCTGCAGAGTGGGTCAAGCCGTCGGCGCTCAAGCCATGGCCGCAGAACCCGACCAGAGATGACCCCGCGTCGGTGCGCCGCGTCGCTGAGTCGATCAAGCGCTTTGGCTTTGGCGCGCCGCTGGTCGCGCGCAGAGCCAACGGCGAGGTCATCGCGGGGCATACGCGACTGCGCGCGGCCAAGCAGCTCGGCCTCGAGCTCGTGCCTGTGCGCTACCTCGACATCAGCGAGAAGGACGCGCACGTGCTGGCACTGGCTGACAACCGTCTCGCCGAGCTTACCCAGCGCAACAACGCTACGCTCGCTGAGCAGCTCAAGGAGCTCGATCCAAGCGACCAGCTGCTCGCCGGCTATACGGGCGGCGATGTCCAGGCGCTGCTGCGGGAGGTGGAGGGCGAGGCCGATGTCATCGAGGACGATGTGCCCGAGCCGCCCAATGTGCCGGTGACCAAGCCCGGCGATGTGTGGCTGCTTGGGCGGCATCGGGTGGTGTGCGGCGATAGCACGCAGTCCGATGTCGTGGCGCAATCGCTCGACGGCGGCGTGCCGTTCATCATGGTGACCGACCCGCCGTATGGTGTGAATTACGATCCGGAGTGGAAGCACGAATCCGGATTGCATAGGACGCTGACCCCACGTACGGGCCGTGTCGAGAATGACCACCGGGCTGACTGGACGCCGGCATATAAACTCTTCCCTGGTGGCGTCGCTTACGTATGGTGTCATCCGTTGCGATTGAGTGTCGTCGCCGAGAATCTCGAGCAGTCACAACTTGGGTCGCGCGCACTGCTGGTGTGGCGCAAGCCTGCGTTTGTCATCGGTCGGGGCCACTACCATTGGCAGCATGAAGTTTGCTGGTACGCGGTTCGCGCTGGCACCAATGCGCAGTGGTGCGGCGGTCACGATCAGTCGACCGTATGGGACATCAGCCGGAAGGATGGCAGCGCGCAGACCGAGCATTCCACGCAGAAACCGGTGGAGTGTATGGCCCGCCCCATCCGCAACCACGGCGGCGCAGCAGACGACGTGTACGATCCGTTCATGGGCAGCGGCACGACGCTCATCGCCGCTGAGCAGCTAGGGCGCCGGTGTTTCGGGATCGAGCTCTCACCCGCCTACTGCGACGTGATCATCCAGAGGTGGGAGCAGCTCACAAGGGGGAAGGCGCGCCGTGCCTAAGGGCGTCTACCTTCGCGACTCGAGCAAGCGTCCGCGGACGGTGAAGTCGTGCCCGGTGTGCGCGAGCAGCTTTCCAGTGCGACGCCTTGCGCAACAATACTGCTCGCCGAGGTGCAAGGCGGGAGCGCAACGGACAGGCCGCAGGGTGCTCCGGCGAACACTGCCGCACGCGCGCGGCGCTCAGAGCCTCGTCGCATATCACGTGCGAGCAGGAAACCTTGTGCGGCCAGCAAGGTGCGAGCAGTGCGATAGACCGGGCCGGATCGAAGCGGCTCACTACGACTACAAAGACAAGCTGCGAGTCAGGTGGCTCTGCCGCAGTTGCCACGTTCGTTGGGACAGGGCGGAGCCGAAAGGAGCTACCGTGATCGTCGAGCGCTGGCAGAACCTCACGGGCGGCAAGGCCGAGCGGGGGGCAAGCTAGAGCCATGCCCGCGCGCAGCAAATACACGGTCAAGGCCGGCGATGCCATCTGCAAGCTGATCGAATACGGGGTCACCATCGAGGCAGCGGCCGAGTCCGAGGGCGTGAGCCGCAAGACTATCTACAACTGGCGCGACGCGGGGCGGGCCGGCACGAGCAAGGCGATGGTGCACTTCGCGGCCCAGCTCGAGCGTGCGCTCGCGGCGGCCGAGACCAGGCTCACCCTCAACGTGATCAACCGCGCCAAGGACGACTGGCGGGCCGGCGCGTGGTGGCTGGAGCGGCGGCGGCCTGACGTGTACGGCCCTCGCAGCCGCGACGACGTGCAGGCTGACGGCTCTGGCAACAAGTCAGACGTGCAGTTCTACCTGCCGGACAATGGGCGACGGCCGAGCAAATAGATCCACCGGGCTCGAGGTCCGGCCGCAGAACGGATCGCAAGAGCGGTTCCTGGCGAGCCGCGCAGACATGGTGTTCTACGGCGGCGAGGCCGGCTCGGGCAAAACCAGCGGGCTCGCGCTCGAGTGCCTGCGTAACTACGACGTCAAGGGGTTCTCTGCAGTCTGCTTTCGTCGGACGAGCAACCAGCTGCGCGGGCCGCAGTCGCTGTGGGAGCTGATGCAGGAGTGGTACCCGGCGCTGGGTGCAGTGCTGCGCGAGACGCCGAACCCATCGGCCACCTTCCCGAGCGGCGCCAAGGTGCATCTCGATCATCTGCAGTACGACACCGACAAGCTCAAGCACCAGGGCAAGGGCTACGGCTTGATCAACTTCGACGAGCTGCCGCACTTTCTCGAGTCGCAGTTCTGGTACCTGTTCAGCCGCAACCGCAGCACCAGCGGGGTGGCGCCCTACGTGCGAGCGACGATGAACCCGACGGCTGACACGTGGGTCAAGAAGATGATCGCGTGGTACCTCGACGAGCGCGGCGAGTTCATTCGGCCCGAGCGCTCGGGGGTGATTCGGTACTTCTACCGCGTCGACGATGACCTCGTGTGGGGCGACTCTGCCGAGGAGCTGCGCGCGCGCTTCCCGCATCTGCGCCATCCGCCGATCAGCTTCACGTTCATCCTGGGCCTGCTCGCTGACAACAAGATCTTGCTCGAGAAGGACCCCGACTATCCCGCGCGGCTACTGGCATTGCCGCGGGTCGAGCGCGAGCGGCTGCTTGGCAGCGGCCAAGGCGGCAGCTGGCTCATCCGTCCCGCCGCTGGGCTGTACTTTCAGCGCAGTTGGTTCCGCGTCATCGAGGCCGCGCCCACCGACCTGGTGGCCGTTGTCCGTGCCTGGGACAAAGCGGCGACCCAGGTCACCCCGGAGCGCCCGGACCCGGACTGGACGCGCGGGGTCAAGATGGGGGTCACGCGCTCGGGGCGGTTCGTCGTGCTGCACATCGAGTCGCTGCGCGGCTCGCCGCACCAGGTCGACCGCGCGATGCAGAACATC